CGGGGATCGGTTCGACTCCACACCGAGCGGGCTTTCGCTCGCGGAGACGATCGCCGCCGTAGCGAGCGCAGCGGGCAAGATCGACACGGCCGCACGCTTCGTGTTCGGTGCGGGGCAAGGCTTCCTGAAGTCGTCCTCGGCGCTCCTCACTCTGTCGCAGAACCCCGCAGTCTATGACCGGAGCTGGACGCTCGCCTTCGGCTTCAAGACCACGAACAACGCAAATAACATGGGCCTCTTCAGTCACGGGGGCGTGTTCGGCGCGAACGTCGCGAAGGGGGCGGGCCAGGGGGACCTCACGTGGCAGGTGGGGAATTCCAACGGGGCGACGACCGGCCTCACCGTGCACGACGGGCTTTGGCACCATGTGTTCGTCGGCTTCGACGCCCCTGCCCAGCGCTCGTACATCCGCTTTGACGACCTCCCCGAGATCGTGAGCTCAGGCGGTGCGAGTGTCCCCTACGACGACGGCGCCTTCCGGCTCGGCACGGGGTCTGGGGAGGGGCAGTCACGTTTCGCGGGGGACATGGACGAGGTCGTGCTCTGGCCCACGCGAAAGCTCTCGACAGACGAGCAGGACGAACTCTTGAACGGCGGGGATTGGCTCACCTATCCCTACGACTAGGGGGGGCTAGAGGATGGGACTTCCAATGCGACCACCCGACGAGGACCTGGGCCTCCTGAGGGAGAGGACCACCCAGGTGATCACGCTCGTCGTGCTCGATCACAGCACACCCCAGGTGCCCATCCCGGGCACGAGCCTAACGACCATGGTGTACACGCTCTACTCCGAGCACGACGCGCAGGCCATCCTCAACAGCAGGGACCACGTCGACATCAAGGCCCTCGTCAACGGTTCAGGGGTCCTCACCCTCGAGCTCACCCCCGCGGACATGGCGATATCGAACGCCAAGCTTCAACAGGAACGGCATCGGATCCTGTTCGACTGGACCTACCCAACGGGGAGAGAGGGGCACTACGTGGTGCGCCTCACGGTGGCCAACCTTGAGAAGGTAGCGTGATGCGACGGGCCCTCCGCAACTGCGCGACCCCAGGGTGCGGCAACCTGGTGCGGGGGGCGGGGCGGTGTGCGAAGCATGGCCACCCGTGGAAGGGGTGGCACCATGCAGGGGAGAGTCGCCAGGCCAGGGGCTACGGTGCGGAGTTCGAGAGGAACCGAAAGACCGTGATGCTCGAGGAGCGTATCTGCGGGGTGTGCGGGGAGGCTGGCCTACCTGATGACGAGGTCGACCACGTGCTGCCCTTGGCCAAGGGTGGGGGCAACGAGCGTGCCAACCTGAGACGCGCGCACCGTCGATGCAACCTTGCAAGAGTGGGAAGGTAGAGTGTGGCGAAGATTCTAAAGGGGTTACGTCAAAACCATGAGGGCTCAGGACCGGGCCCTGCCCTCAAAAACTTGCGTACGAAAATGGGAAATCCTGCCGAGCTGGCATGAAAGGCCGCCGACCCAAGTCGCCGGAAACGAGACAGCGACGAAACAAGTCGATTTCCGCGGCGATCCTTCCGCCCGAGAGCGAGCTCGAGCGCCTGAAGGTGCCGGACCTGCCGGAGAAGACGGGCGGCTGGACCAAGCAAGCGCGCGTCGCGTGGTTTCGCATCTGGCGCGCGCCGATGGCCGCGCGCTACCTGAAGGCCGATCACTTCCGCGTCGAGATCCTGATCGACATGGTTGACCGCTACTGGCGCGGGGATACAACGCTCGCCTCCCAGATCCGGCTCGAGGGAGACAGCTTCGCGACGTCGCCGCTCGCTCGCCGGCGCCTCGAGTGGGAGGTGCGGGACGCGGCCGAACCGGAGAAGGCGGTCGCGGCGACGGGGGCCGGTGGCGCGCGCCGGCCAGCTCGTGACCTCCGTAAGGTTCTCCAGGGCGACTTCGTGAAATGAGCGTCCTCGCGATACCCGGCCCAGATAAGAAACCGTGGCCCACGCTGGGCGACCAGGTCGCGGACTGGATCGAGGATAACCTCGTCTTCGGTCCGGGCGACCTCCGCGGGGATCCGGCGCGGCTCGACGACGAAAAGCGCGCGGTGCTGCAGCGTCTGTACGAGGTCTTTCCGAAGGGGCACGCGCATGCGGGCCGTCGACGCTACCGTCGCGCGGCGATTTCGCTCCGGAAAGGGTGGGCCAAGTCAGAAGTGGCCGCGTGGATTGCGGCCGCGGAGCTCCACCCGAAGGCGCCCGTCCGATTCAACGGGTGGGACACGAAGGGCAAGCCTGCCTATGGTGCGGGCGTGAGCGATCCCTACATCCCCTTGGTCGCCTACACGGAGGAGCAGAGCGACGAGCTCGTCTACGGCGCCTTGAAGGCGATCCTCGAGCTATCCCCGCGGGTGCGCGGCGACTTCGATATCGGCCTCGAGCGCGTGCTGCGGATCGGTGGCGACGGCAAGGCCGTCGCGCTCGCGGCCGCGCCGGACGCCCGCGACGGTGCGCGCACGACGTTCCAGGTCTTCGACGAGACTCACCGCTTCACGCTCCTTCGCCTGAAGCAAGCTCACCGGACCATGCTCGCGAACCTGCCCAAGCGGCGGATTGCTGATCCCTGGAGCCTTGAGATCACGACCTCGCCGGCGCCGGGGGAGGGGAGCGTCGCCGAAGACACCATGGAATACGCGAAGGCCGTATTCGAGGGCCGCGCCTCCGACTCCCGTTTCTTCTTCTTCCACCGCCAGGCGACCGACGGGGCGCACGACCTCGAGACGCCGGCCGGCGTTCGGGATGCCGTGCTCGAGGCCTCCGGGCCGGTGGCCGGCTGGTCGGATATCGACGGCATAGCCGATCAGTGGAAGGACCCGACCGCGGATCGTGCGTATCTGCAACGCGTGTGGCTAAACCAGCCAGTCAGGGCGGCCGAGCGCGCCTTCGATGTCGTGAGGTGGGACGAGCTCGCGAAGGTGGGGCACGTGATCCCGCTGAAGGCCGTGGTTACGCTCGGCTTCGACGGGGCTAAATACCACGACGCGACGGCGCTCGTCGCGACCGACATCCTCCGCGGATTCCAGGCCTTGATAGGTTGCTGGGAGAAACCCTTCGTGGACGAGAAGGCCGGGCGGCCGTGGCAGGTGCCGGAGGCCGACGTTGCACAGGTCCTCGACGCCGCATTCCAACGCTGGAACGTGTGGAGGCTCTACGCGGACCCGCCCTATTGGGAGACGACCGTCGCCGGGTGGGCGGGGAAGTATGGCGAGGAGCGCGTAGTCTCGTGGTCAACGTCGAGGACGCGGAAGATGGCCGAATGCCTGCGCGGGTACACGAACGCCCAGAAGGATGGGCACCTGTCGCACGACGGGAACCCGATCTTTCGGCGCCACCTTGGAAACTCCTTCCGGAAGGCGACGCCCTTCGTGGACGAGAACGGAGAGCGTATGTGGACGATTCAGAAGGAGCGCTCCGGATCGCCCAACAAGATCGACGTGGCGATGGCGGGGGCGCTCTCGTGGGAGGCGCGCCGCGACGCCCTGATCGAGGGGGTGGGAGTGAAGAAGCCGTCGGTGTACGAGACGCGGGCGCCGGTGACGCTCTGATGGGCCGCGAGGCGCGGGCGAACGCGCTCTGTTTCCCTGGCGCCACGGGCGAGCTCGTCTCGAGGCCCGGTGGCGTGCACGACGGCGACGGCCACGGCCGCGTGATCCTGGGCTACCCGGTCGGGGGCTCCGTGACGCTGGGTTTTCACGCCGCGTGTCTACAGCTGCTCGGGTACGAACTCGCGAAGCCGAAGACGATCCGCGCTCTCCGAAGCATCCAGCACTCGCAAGGCCTCTACGTGGCGGATAACCGGACCCTCCTCGCGCAGCGCTTCCTCAACCACCCGGCGCGGCCGGAGTGGCTCCTTCAGGTCGACACCGACATCGAGTTTCCGCAGACGCTCGTGGAGGACCTCCTCCGCGTGGCGGGCCGCGATCGGAAGATCCTCGCCGCGAGCGTTCCCCTCGGCGCGTACCCGAGCTGTGGCTTCCGGAGGGCGGAGGAGCCTGGGGTGTGGCAAGCGATCTGGCCTGTCCCGCTCGAGCCGGTGGAGGTCGAAGGCCTGGCGACCGCGGTGTGCCTGGTGCACCGGGAAGTTTTCGAGACGATCGCGGCCGAGCACGGGCAATGCTGGTTTCACCATATATACCTGCCCGAAAGCCCGATCGGGACGCCGCTCCGCGACTTCAAGTATCGGTCGCAGGGGGAAGACCTCGCCTTTTCAGTGCGGGCCGCGCGCTCCGGCTTCAAGCTCTGGATCTTCCACTATCCGGGCCTGAAGCATCACAAGAGTCGCGGTCTGTCGCATGACGACGAGCGGGCTGCCCGCCTCGCAGCGGAAGACAGCGGGGTCGGCGAGCTCGTGGCGGAGGGGTAACATGCGGACCGCGCGGACGAAGCCGAAGCCTCAGCGGAGAGCAATCACGCTCGCCGACTTCCCCCGGGACCTCCTCTCCGCCCCCGTCTCGTCCGGGGTGCGCGTGACGGAGGCGACCGCGTACAACTTTTCCGCCTACTTTAACGGGGTCGACATCATCTCGGGCCAGGTGGCGGCCCTGCCGCGGCTGCTCTATCGGCGGGTAGGGGACGAGGATCGCGAGCGGGCGAACGGACACCCCGTGTACAAGCTGCTCGTGGAGCAACCAAACGAGGACATGGTCCCCTTCCTCTTCTGGCAAACCTTCATGGCGCACGTTCTTACGTGGGGGAACGCTTACGCCGAGATCGAATTCGACAAGGCCATGCGGCCGATCGGGCTCTGGCCGATCGACCCGCCCTCGATGCAGCCGATCATCCGCAACGGTCGGCTCCGCTACCTGTACCAGGGCCAGAAGGAGCTCGAGGCGGAGGACGTCTTTCACGTGCCCGGGCTCGGCTTCGACGGACGCCGTGGATACTCCGTCGTCGCCATGGCGCGGCAGAGCTTGGGCCTGGGCCTCGCGGCGGAGCAGTTCGGCGGTCAGTTTTTCGGAAACGGAGCGTGGCCGGGAATCGTGCTGGAGCACCCGGGAGAGCTTAGCAAGGAAGCGCAGGAGCGCCTGGTCGCCTCATGGAACGCGCGCGCAAAGGGGCCCAACAAGACGCATTCGACGATCGTCCTCGAAGAGAACATGACCGCGCAGAAGATCGGGATTCCTCCAGAGGACGCGCAATTCCTCGAGACGCGCGAGTTCCAGGTCGAGGAGATCGCGCGGTGGCTGAACCTCCCCCCCCATAAGCTCAAGGTCAAGGTGGGCGAGCGGCCCGGCGGCAACCTCGAGGCCAGCCAGCTCGAGTTTCTGACGGACTGTCTTCGCCCCTGGCTGATCCGCGTCGAGCAGGAGGCGAATCGGAAGCTCATCCCGAAGGCCCAGCGCGGGACGTACTACGTCGAGCACCTGGTCGACTCCATGCTGCGCGTCGACTCCCCGGGCCGCATGGACTCTTACGAGACGCTCGTTGGGCTCGGGGTCATGACGCCCGAACAGGTGGCCGCGAAAGAGAACCTCCCGAAGCCGCAGGACAAGGAGGCTCCGCTCAAGGAACGTATCGAGCAACTCGGACAGCTGATCCGCGCGGGCTTCGACCCGGAGTCGTCGATCGAGGCCCTCGGGCTCCCAAAGATCAAGCACACTGGCCAGACGCCGGTCACAGTGAAAGAGGAGGAGCCGGATCCGCCGCCGGCGCCGACGGGCCCGCCCCCGCCGCCACCCGGGGCCACTCCTCCAGGCCCGCAGGAGGAGGCGAAGGCGGCGCGCCTCGAGGCCGCGCACCGTGCCTTGCTCGTGGACCTGGTCGCGCGCTTCGTCCGGAAAGAGGCGATGAACCTCAAGAGGGCCGCCGCCCGGGGCGGGGACGCGATTCTCGCCTGGGCGGAGGAGTGGTACGGGCGTGAACAGGAGGTCCTCCGGGGGTGCCTGGTGCCTGGGGTGCGGCTGCAGCTCGCCGTGAGGGGGGTTGATGGGGATGCCTGGGGGGTGGCGCGTAGGCTGGCGGGTGGCTACGTGAGGCAATCCCAGGACGAACTCCTCGAGCTGGTCCAGAAGGGCGGCCCGCCGAAGGCGCTCGAGGACCAGGTCGGCCAGCTCGCGGAGCGGTGGGAGAGTATGCGGCCCCTTGAAATGGCGGAGCGGATCACCGGCCTCCGGGCCGGAGAGGAGTAGACCATGCTGGAACTAGAACGGCGGACGCTCGGCTTCGACCTTTCGGGGATCGGGCTCCGTGCTGACCAGGACACTCCCGTGCCCTACCTCGAGGGATACGCCGCGGTCTTCAACCGCGAGGCGGAGATCTTCGGTTTCTCGGAAGTGATCAAGCCCGGCGCATTCGACCGCGCGCTCCGCGAGGGGCACGACGTGCGGGCCCTCCTGAACCACGACCCGAACCAGATACTCGGGCGGACGAAGAGCAAGACGCTCGAGCTCCGAGTCGACGCGAAGGGCCTTCGGACGACTATCCATCCGCCGGAAACCCAGGTAGGCCGCGACGTGGTGACGTCGGTCCGGCGGGGCGACCTCGACGGGATGTCTTTCGCTTTCCGGATACCCCTGAACGGAGACGACTGGAGAAAGGTCGACGGGAAGATCATCCGGGACGTTCTCGACGTCGAGCTCGTCGACGTTTCGGTGGTCGCGTATCCAGCCTATGAAGCAACCTCCGTGTCCCTGCGGGCGCTCGAGCACTTCAAGGCCGCCGGCGGGGTGGCGAACTCCGTCAACGCGCTCCGACTCCGCTACCGCCTCGCCGGATTCTCCTAGGGGGGTGGCCGTGGAGCTCCTCATCGGATGCGGGTCCGATCACGCCCGCCGGATCGTCGTCGAGGGCCGTCGCGACTGGACCCAGCTCGTTACCCTCGACGCCAACGACGCCCACCGCCCGGACATCGTCCACGACCTCGAGAGCATCCCCTACCCCTTCGACGACGACACGTTCGACGAGATCCACGCCTACGAAGTCCTCGAGCACCTTGGCCGTCAAGGCGATTGGCGGTTTTTCTTTGCGCAGTTCTCCGAGCTATGGCGGATCCTGAAGCCGGGTGGCTACCTCGCGGCCACGTGCCCGAGCTTCCGCTCGATGTGGGCATGGGGAGACCCGAGTCACACGCGCGTCCTCACGTCCGGGACGATCGTCTTCCTCGACCAGGAGCAGTATCGCCTTCAGGTCGGAAAGACCGCGATGAGCGACTTTCGTTTCTGCTACGCCGCCGACTTCAAGTGCGTCTTCTGCCACGAGGACGAGCTCGAGCTCAGATTCGTGCTCAAGGCAATGAAGGGGCTCGACAACCGGGCCCTTGACAACGGCGGGAAGGTGGTCGTCCAATAGTCGGCGAACGTAGGAGGCCGTCGGGACGAGGGGCGCCTTAGCGAACCTCCCAGGCGGTGAACGTGCTCCGGCGCACGCCTTAGCGGGCGCGAGGCACCAGGCGAAGTTAGACGGTAACTTTGCCAGGGCCCGCGCCCGATTCAATTTCTGGCGCCCCTGGCTCACAGGGGATGAAGCGATGGACAAAAAGAAGCTGCTCGAGGAAAGGGCGAAGCTCTACGAAGAGCAGAAGGCCCTCCTCGACAAGGCACAGGCCGACGGGAATCGCACCCTGAGCGGCGAGGAGCAGGCCGACTTCGACAGGCGCGACGCCCGCATGGCGGAGATAAAGTCGACGGTCGACCGCGTCGTGAAGATGGAAGTCGAGGAGCTCCAGCGCGAGCAGGAGCGCGAGGCGAGCGAGAAACGCGAGCGCGACCTTGCGACCACCAGGGGCCGGAAGACGGGGGACGTGATCGTGTCGCTCACCGCCGAGGTCGAAGCCCGTCTCGCCTTCCGCGCGTGGGCCAATCCCGACGGGGCGACCGAAGCGGAGCTCTCGGCCGCCGAGCGTCTCAACTTCAACCACCGGCGGCCCAAGATGGACCTCCGCGCCCTGAGCTCCATCACCGCGACCCAGGGCCAGGCGTCGATCCCCGACGAGCTCATGCGCGCCTTCGTCGAAATCCAGAAGTGGTACGGCCGCGTCCGCAACTCCGCGACCGTCTACAACACCAGCACGGGCGCGCCGCTGCCGATCCCGACCGTGGACGACACGGCGAACACCGGAGAAATCGTCGCCGACGGTGGCGCGATCACCACGACCGGCGACCCTCTCTTCGGGGTCGTGAACCTCGGCGCGTTCAAGTACAGCTCGCGCGCCGTGATCGTTCCCTGGGAGCTCCTGCAGGACTCGAGCATCAACCTCCCCGTCTACCTGGGAACCGCCCTCGGGACGCGCATCGCCCGGAAGCAAAACACCGACTTCACCGTCGGGGCGGGGACGACCCTCCCCTTCGGGATCGTCACCCAGGCGAGCCTCGGGAAGACCGCGGCCGCGACGAACCTCATCACCTGGGACGAGATCATCGACCTCTTTCACTCGGTCGATGTCGCCTACCGGAACCGGCCGAGCTCGGCGTTTATGATGCACGACACGGTGGCCGCGTTCCTCCGGAAGCTGAAGGATTCGCAGAACCGTTATCTGTGGGAAATGTCGCTGCAGGTCGGCCAGCCGGACCGCGCTTTCGGCCAGCCGGTGATCATCAACAACGACATGAGCGCGACCTTCCTCACGGCGAACCGCCTCGTTATCTACGGCGATATCGCGGCCTACAACATCCGCGACGCCGGAGCGGTCGAGGTCATGAGGGCCGACGAGCTGCGCATGCTCAACGGTCAGGTCGTCTTCCTGGCCATCCAGCGCTCGGACGGCAACCTGGTCGACACAACCGCGGTACGCTACTTGCGGACGGCGTAGCACCGGCTCCTGACGTGTGTCGTGGGGCGGGCCCGGACTGGGCCCGCCCCGTTTCCGAGAGGGAGGGCGCATGAAAGTCAGAGCGTTGACGACGATTTCGACCGTGTCGGGGAAGCAAGATCGAGGCGACATCTTCGAGTGCAGCGACAAGGAAGGCGCAGCCTGGATCAAGGCGGGCTTCGTCGAGGCGGCCACGGGGGCGGTGACTCCCACGGCGGACGAGAAGGCCGCGGCCGCGGCAAAGGTGGCGGCGGAGAAGGAAGCGAAGGCCCAGGCGAAGCGGGACGCCGCGGCCGCGGCCGCGACCGCGACCGTGAAGCGCACCAAGGACGTCGAGACCACGACCGCGGCCGCGAAGGGCCAGGAAGAGGCCGTCTCGCGCCGCAACAAAAAGGGCTCGCGGCGGTAACGGGTGGGCCTGGCCGGGAATGCGCTCGCCTCCCTGACCGAGCTCAAGGATTACATGGGGGGCCTCGCTGGGATGCAGCGGGAGGAGGCGCTCGAGCGCTCGATCGACGCCGCGTCCGCGATCATCGCGACGCATCTGGGCCGTCGCCTGGTCGGGGCGGCGGCCATGGAGGAGTTTCACACCCATGAGCTCTACTCCGAGGAGCTCTTCCTCCTCGAGTGGCCGGCGGTCGCCGTGACGAACGTGTGGGAGGACGCCACGCGGGTCTACGCGACGCCGCTCGTCGCCGGGACGGACTACATCGTGAGCAAGCCCGGCGGGAAGCTTCAGCGCATCTCGGGCTACTGGTTGACGGGCTTCCGGGCGATCAAGGTCTCCTACACCGCGGGCTATCTCGACAAGGACGACCTCCCCGCGGGGGCGGGCGCTGTGCCGGCCGACATCAAGGACTGTTGCCTGTGGATCGC